ACATCTGTTCCAGTAACTGTAGTAGGTGTTCCAGAAATATTATAAGTATATCGTTGTGCAGTACCATTTACTGTAGATCCTGCTGCTGCCCAACCAGAAGATTTGTAAACTTTTAATTCGTTAGCAGTTGTGTCAAAATATAAATCACCAATATTTAAACTTGATGTTGGAGCTGATGATGCAATTCTATAAACATCTGCAAAATTTTGTACTGCTGCTAAATTAGTTGCAACAGAATTAATATTTGTTAATCCACCTGCTACAGAATTAACATTAGATATTGCACCAGCTACACTATTAATGTTTGATGCATTTGTATTAACTGCTTGAATTGCTGCTGAACTATTATTAACAGTTGTTATTGCTGACGACATTCCTGCAACTGATGTTACATTTGAAGCAATACCTGCAACTGTTGTAACATTACTAGCAATTCCAGCTACTGATGTTATGTTTGCATCAATATTTGCAAGTGTTGAAATATTAGAATTAGCTGAAGCTACTGTATTAATATTTGATAAAGCTCCTGCTACCGAATTTACATTTGTAATTGAACCACCAACATTATTAACATTTGTAATGTTAGTTGCTACTGTATCAATTTCTGATGTTGCTTCATTTAAATCATCAGCTACAGTTTCTACTTCTGAAACAGCTTCTGCTAAATCATTTGCTACAGCTATAACTTTAGTAATATCTGCTGCAACTGTATTTACAGAATTTATATTATTTGCAACAGTTGTTACATTTGCATGAACACCTGCAACTGTAGTTACATTAGATGCTATTCCACTTACTGTTGTTATGTTAGAAGCTATTGCTGCTACTGCATTGACGTTAGTAATATCGTGGACAAATTCTAAAGCTGTACCACCAGAATTTACTGTTAAAATTTTATTTGCTGATAAATTAGGAAAAGTTAAATTAAATGTATTTGACGTTGTAGCAGCAGCTTTAGGAGAAAATTTTAAATCTCTTTCTACTTGCTGAATCATGGCAATAACTTTGTCTAATTCAGTATTTAATGAATCTATTTGGAATGCTCCAGATGTTGGAAAATCTGTTGATCTAGCTACAGCTAAATCTCTATAAATAGTAATAATATCATTAACAGTAGCTCCTCCCCCTAATGTAATTGATCCACCACCAGAAACTCCTGCTCCAGTTACCGAATATTGTGAAGCTGATGAAGGTGATGCATTATAAGATAACTGAGAAGTACCATTAAATACTTTAATATCGTTTACTGTAAAAAATTCAAAAGGAACAGAAAAACTAGTCTGTCCTGATGTAGCAGTATATTGGACACGTGGTTCTGTGTCAGAAATAGTAATAGCCATTAATAAAGTCCTTTTTGTATGTCGTCAAACAACCAATCGAGATACCATACATTCTGAAATGGTATTAACCTACGCACATTCTTTGCTGTGTGGTGATTATATTTTCCTCCAAACACATCAAACATTATGTCAGCAATATTATAAATTTGACCACCAGTTGGGCCAAATGCTGTTCCCATTTTCCATCTCATAGAAGATCCGTATGGTTTTTTTTCTCCTAACGCTGGGCCAATTCCAATTCTGTTATCTGATAAAGTTTCAATTGCTTTATTAACATCAGTATAAATTCCTGCTAGTCCTGATCTATCAAAAGCATTTAATAATTTTTGTGTCATAGATAATTTACCATAATCTCTGTTAAATCTAACTTTATGATAAACTCCATCAATTAACATACCAGATCCCATCAACATCATTGCACCAAATAAAAAATCTAAATCTTTTTCTTGCATACCCCTCATTAACATTCTTTGAGTTGATGACATTGCAAATTTTTTAAATTGTGCAAAAGTTGAACCTAATTCAGTACTCATCCATTTAGGAGTATCTCCTAAACCTGGAGTAACAATTGTAACATTAATATCTTTATTAAGAGCTGCACCAAAAGCATCAATAGCTTGTGTATCAGTCCATTGAGAAGTGTTAGCCATAAAATTATGTTTTGTTTTAGTGCCATGTCTTTCAAATTCTTTAGCTATTCTAATAGCCATTTGTTCATCAATACCTGATGTAGCTAAAGCTGTTTTCCATTTATCTGATAAACCACCTTTGCTCCATTTAATAGAATCTTCAATAATTCTAGAACCAATAGTAACGGATGCCATTGATTTAGCCATTTCTGTCCATCTAGACATAAGGTTAATATACATAAAGTTAATTGCTGATACTTTACCCATAGCTCCTTCAAGTCTATTAGCTAAACCAAACATATCTCCTACATCTGCAAATAACATTGCTCTTTGACCTGTAACCATATCAACAGCTTCACCAAAAGATTGAGCTTCAGCTTTGCTCATTTTGTATAAATTTCCACCTGATAAAGAATTTGCAAGTAAATCAAATTGACTTCTAAATCCTCTTTGAATACCAGAAGTCATAGTTATACGAGCTATATCTGGTACTGCTGCAAAGAAACCAGTAAGCATAGTTAATGCATTGTAATGTTTAGCAGTTCTCATTGCTACCGAAGTCCAAGCATGAGGATTTGCAGGTAAACCATATGTTCCTTTAATAAGTTCAATAGCTGCTTCTAAATCTGATAAAGTTTGATCTCTTTCTTTAAGTAATCTTGCTTTATCTGATTTTTTACCCATAGCAATTTTAGCATTATATTCTGATTGAATAGTTTTAAGACCAGCTTCAAATCCAGACATTTCACCATCTGCAACAAATTTAAATCCTAAACCATTAGGATCACCATATTTTTGTGTAAGTAAAATGTCAGGTATCATTTGACGAGCATATATTTTTTGTAATGCATATATGTCAGATTGGATCATACCTGCTTCAATTAATTCTAATTGAGCTTGTTTATCTAAATTTAATTCTCTTGATCTATTAGCTCTAGCGTATCTTGGATCTTTAAATACATATCTTTGTATTTCATCGTAATCACCTTTTCTTGGTTTAACAAAAGGAAAATGATTTGATAAATCTTTAACTAATTGATCTAAATCTGCTTTATTAATTTGAATACCTTTTCTAGCATAAAAATCAGTTATAATTTTTTTAAATAAATCTTTATTACCATCAATAGCATTTTTAATATAAACGATATTAATATAATCTTTAACTCCTTGACCTTCTTGGATTCTTTTTAATCTTTGAGTTAATTTTTCAATTTCTTTTTCAATTCTAGAAATATTATATGTAGTAGTTTCTTGATCTCCATATTTACTTGTAAATGATACAGATCCTTCTTTTTTAGTTCTTAAATTTTTAAGTTGTGCTTCCCAAAAAGCTAATTCAGATCTAACAGGTAATTCTCTTATTTTAAGTTCATTAGCTAAATTAAATAAAGGTTCATAAACTTTTTTTTGAGTTATTCTTGCAGCTTCTGCTACTTCAGGTATTGCATCATCAAAACTATTAAGTCTTGCAATAGTAACTCTTTTAGCAAATTGACTTTCAGTTAACCAACCTTGAGATTGAGCATCTTTACCTCTATTTTTAAACATCATCATAAAATCAGTTTTAGGTACAGATGCACCTGTTTCTTTTTGTTGTCTTTGCACATATTTTAAATATTGATCTTTAAGCATTTTATGAGATTCAATTTCCCCTACTCTCATCATACGCATATCAGTTTCAATTGATTTGCCTGATGATTGAAAACCCCAAGCTTTAGTATTTTTTAATTTAAGTAATGGCGTATCTAATAAATTAGCCATCATTTTTCTAGCAGTTAAAGAAGTACCTTGATTTATAACTCTAAATACAGGTGTCCATGGCCCATCTTCTCCAAATACTTTTAAATAAGTTTGAATAAATTTTTCACCATGCATTTGTTCTTTGTATGACATACGTTTTTTAGTACCAACTTCAGCAGCTCCTACTGAGCTTGGTTTGGGATCAGTTTTATTAGGATTAACAAACGTACCATCTACAGCAATATCATCTGATTTAATTACAGCACCATCTGTAATACTAACATTTGATTTACCACCATTGTAATACTCATCTAATTCTTTAATTTGTTTTTGTGTTTTAAGACCTGTATTGCCACCTAATTTATTTAATATAAATGGTATTCCATAACCTGCTGCTGCAACCATTGGTACATAGCTATCATCTCTTAATGGATCTATATTTTGTTTAGCAATTTCTTCTGCAAGAATTGAAGATCCAATTACTTTAGCACTTTGAAATCCTTTAGTAAAAAATAATGCTGTTGACGGATCTAGTAATGCTCCTGTTATTTTACCTATGTAATGATATGGAGAATGATAATTTAATTCTTGATGTTTTTTATATTTACCAATTAATGCAGCAGTTTCTGCTGTACTTTTACTAAAATAAAATAAATGCATATGATCCTCATAACCTTTTAATTGTGGATCTTGTGCTGGAACATAGTTATCTTCAGGTACAAAATCTGAATTATCTGACATATGTTGATATAACATTGTAGGTAAATTTTCAGTTTCAAACCCACCTTTAAAATCTTTCCACCAATCAAATGTAATTTGTTCTTGTGGTTCTGATTTTAAATCATTTAATGTTATTGGTTGCTGAAAATATGTTGCCATTATAATTTGCCTAATTCACCATTGTATGAATTAATAGCTTCATTAAATCCTGCATAAATTACGGAATCAACATAGGCATTTGTTGTACCAAATTTTTCTTGGAAATATTCAAATCCCATTTCATGTTGAATCATAAATTTAACTAATTGATGCATTTGATTTGCATCCATTATATTAATTGTATCTGTTGGTTCAAAATTAGTATGTTGATCTAATGCTTTTAAATAAGACTTACTATCTTGAGCATACATAGTAAGTATATCTTCTATTGTAGGTTCTGAGCCATATCTTTTATCTACTCCATTTAATTTAGCTGTTAATGTAGAATGATTAATTATAGATTTAACAGCAGCTCTAACACTATGTTTAGGATGAGAAAATACTGCAAAATTTCTACTATCTCTATTGTAATTAACTGGTAATTCACCATCCCAATTATCTGAACTAACTGCCATCCAGTTATTTGTTCTATGTGTTAATCTTAAATCAGTATTTTGATAATTAGTTAATGCATAATGTTTAAAGTTTTTAGCCATTGCATTTTCATTCATTACTAATTTTTCTGGAGGCAATAATGATTCAATAACTTTTTCGTTATTTGTTAAATCTCTATTTGCGTTTATTTGTTTTTGATAACTTAAATTATTAGTAGCTATATCTTTAGCTAAATTTAATTCAGATTGTATTTCTCTAAGATCACCATCAAAACCCATCATTCTAGCTATCCAAGCAAAAGGTCTTAATTCTTTAGGATCTCCTGATATAGTTGCACCTAAAATTTTTACATCTCCATCAAATCCAGGAAGATCAGGATAAAATCTGTAATCACTTAAACTTATACTATTTCTAATAATGCTATGTATTGCTCTTTTAGTCCAATTAGCTTCATCTCCAGGTAATTTTTTATACCAACTAGTATCTTTAAATGTTTCAAAAATTTCATTTGCAGTATCATTTTTATATTGAACTATACTACCAGTATTATTGTTTTGTTCTGTTGGCATCCAACCAGCAGGTTTAAAATTGCCATCTAATGAAATAACAAAATTAAATGTTTCTGAGTCTGTATCACCTTGCCACATACTTAATTTGTATGCAGGTAATCCATTTTCATCATTATAATTTTGTCTATCAATTGCTATTTTGACATTACCTTGATTATCGTCAAAATAAAGATTAAGCATTTCTTGAACATCTGCCCAATTGTTAGTAAGAAAAGTACTCATTTTTTCTTCTTTAGACATTTGACTAAAGTTTTTAAATACATGGGAATAAATATCATTGTCATTTACTGTGCCATAAGTGTTGTGGTAAGGATCTTTAACTAATTTAGCTTTGCCATCAAATGTATTAGTTTCAATTCCCCATCCACCTTGTTTCATTTTTCTAGAAGATATGTGCCAAGCTCTTTCTAATAATTTTTCATTACCTTCTTTCCAAGGATCAATATCTGTACCAATAGTTTCATTAGCTATTGTTTGATAAAATATTTCTTTAAATTGTGTATATGCTACAGGCGACATAATATTACTTGGAACAATTGCAAAAAATGTACTTTGATCTGCTGGAGAAAATAGATGTTTATTTAATTCACCTTTTCCACCTGAAATCATTTCCATGATCCAGTTAGGTGATTTAACTTTTTCATTAAATAAATGTCTAAAATTCTTTTCACTATCTTCATTTAAAAGAATACTTTCAAATCTTTTAGGAGTGTCTTCGCTTTTAATACCTTCCATAATACTTGTAGCAGTAGTAAAATTACCATTAGCTATTTCATCAATAGCACCACCTTCTAAAGCTTGAGAATAAATAGGAGGAAATTCTTCATTAGGATATAAAGTTTTAGCGTATTGATATATTAATGCTTTGTTAGCAAATTGCTTTAAAGTTTCTTCGTCTTTCCAATTACCAGAATTACTTACTTTTAAAGCATCAGCTAATTGTGGTGGATAATAATTTTGTCTAGCCATAATATTAATAGCTGTTTTAAAACCATCACTATTTAAATCACTAAATCTAACTTTGTGTATTCCATTCATAGCTAATAAAGATTTTGCCCATAATTCAGGAGTTACACCTTCATCTTTCCAATTAATTTTTTTGTCAGGATTTTGCATAGTCATTGCAACAACTCTTGCTGCATTATTAGCTTCAGCTACATATTTAATAAAATTGTTATATTTAGTAGATCCTATTTCTAAACCAAGATTTTCAGCTAAAGCATTACCATTTACAGCTCCACCTTTAAAATTTTCTAAAGATAATATTTGATTTGGTTCTTTTAAAGCTTCAATATCAACAATAGATTTTTGAGATTTACCTAATATATTTTCATGATGAAATCCTTCATATAAAGACTTAATACCATCAACTACTTCTTGTCTGCCATTAGCATCATTCATAATATATGAAAACATTTTCCAAGTTGGATTTTCCATCATATCTGTTTCAGGATTTAATGGTGTTTTGTCTTTGCCTTGGTTAAGTTCATTTAACCAATTTAAAGCTTCAGCTTCCATACCATTTTTATACATAAGCTTCATAATGTTAAATCCTCTAGCAATAGCTAAATCTTTAATTTGCGTTCTAGAATTTGCATTATGAGCTTTAAGAGTTATGTCATTTGTTTTAACAAAATTTTCATTATCATCATGAAGTAATTCATTTGTAGTTTTTAAACCATTTATAAAAGATTGATTAATACCAGTAAGACCAATTTCTAATCCATGGTCTGTAAAAGTATTCATTTGAAATTCTGTTTCAGTATTAAAATTTTGCCAATTAATATCTCTATTGCCAAATTTATTATCTTTATCTAATTTATCTTTTTGAGTAGCTGCATAGTTAATAGATGACATACTATAGTTTGCTAACATAGCACTAGCTTGTATTTTATATTTAGCAGGTACTGTTTCTAATAAATTTTTAGAATAAGTATCAACAGCTTGTTTCATGCCATTAGCATCAAACTGATTATCTATTCTAACTTGATCAAAAAAATCTTTAGTCTTCATTGAAAAATCAAAGAAGTAATTTGCTTGTGCTGTTTTTTCTTGATCAGCTTGTATTCTGTCAAATGTAGGTTTT